GCCTATAATAAAAAATTTTTAATATTATAAAATATAATATAATATTAAATGTCTTTTTGCAGTAAAGATTTTCGTAAAGTATTTCCTTATGGAAGATTTAATACATCAACAACAAATTTTAAATTATATCCTAGATTAAATCCATCTAATAATGGCGGTGTTACACCACCTGGTATATGTGTTGAGAGTCAATCTATAAATAGAAAATATGAAACTTTATTTAAGAATACAACATATAAAATGACACAAAAAGAACAAATATCTTTTTTTTCAAAGATTGGTGGTCGTATAAGATAATATTAAATATCAATAATATTAAATATCAATAATATCTAAATCCGAAACTCTCCAATATTCTGATCCACCACTTGGTAGTGGTCGTCTTATTATAAATGGTACTTTTTTTTGTTCCAATTCCATTTCTGCAATAGTATAACCACTTATAATTTCAGGAGGAACATCCACAAATGTATCAGCACCATTGTTAATTTGTTTACTTCTTAATCCTAAAATTCTTGCTACTTCGAATTTTGTTAACCAAGGAATAGTTTTATGTAAAGGGTCAATGATTTCGTTTTTTTTATTACGTATAATTTTACACATAGCTAATATTTCATTATAGTTCTGTTGTTTTAATTCAGGATGAAGATCCAAAAGTATTGAATTATTAAAAGAAGATTCTATTTTTTTCAAATTTTCATCATTATCTTCTTCGTCTTGATCTTCATGGTCTTCTTGATTTAATTCATTTATGTCTTCCTTAAATTCATTTAATTTAATAGAATCAGATCCTGCATCAGATCCTATATCAGATCCTATATCAGATCCTACATCAGATCCTTTATGAGTATCTTCTTCTTCACTAAACAAAGAAGTTTCATCTAAAGATGTTATATTACCATCATCTAAAGATGTTATATTACCATCATCTAAAGATACCATATTTAAAGAGTCAATATCTATATTTTCATCAGAAATTTCGATTTCAGGTTGAGCGCTCATTATATAATTAATATATTTCTTTTTTAAATTAATTCAATTTATCTTCTCGGGGGAACCCCTTTTTCTTTTTGTTCTCTTTTTCTTAAAAAGAGATAAAGAGATTATTTTGATTTAGTATTTCTCCAAATATTATCACAATTAACACAAAGGTATGTGAATTTTATATTAGAATCATCATACCTAATATATATAATTTCATTTTTTTTCTTATCTAGGTTTTCTTCAGGTAGATTAGAAGGACAACTTTTATTAGGACAATTAATAGTATTGATACGAGGTAGTGTAGGGTCTAATTTTGTATATTGATTAATAAGTGTAGATAAATCAGCATTTTGTTTAGTAACATATGTTTTGGAAACACACATATCATCTAAACTATCCATTAATTTGTTATCTTCAGTCCCACAATTTCTACAATAATATATTAATTGAGAATCATCTCCCTCCATTATTTTTAAATAATACATGTTATTACACTTTTTACAAAAATGCATTTTCTTTATATGTAATAATGAAAAGATATTTTTATTTCAATTTTCGAAACTATTAATTAAGTTAATGATATTATCATATAGTGTTGTATAATCAATATCTAAATTCATATTATAAACAGGGCAATGTATCGTTGTGCCATTTATTTCATTATTTTTCATATTATTTAGATCTTTTTCAATTTCTTTTTTATACATAATGGTATGTTTCTTAATTATAGGATAGAACATTGAATGATTTGGTGGGTTTAATGTTTTATTTAACACTCTATAAATAGCTATTTCATAATTTTTATATTTAATAATATCATTATATGGTTTAAATGATTTATTATCTTCAGTAAATCCAGGTTCATTAAGCAATGGTTTATTGTGTAATAATGTAATTAATGTTAATAATACACTTCTTATAGATTGACAACTAGTCCATTGTTCTCCCTTCCAAGTATTTAATATAGAAATGCATACTTTGCCATTTCTATATAAATTAGGATTAAAGCGTGTTTTCCCATCATTAGTCATGTATTTTAGTTTAGGTGGTTCAAATGGGTAACTGTTAGGGTATGTTAATTCAAAAAAATAGGCACCATATTGGTATAATGTATCACTTGGTCCAAATATAACAGCATAACCTTTTTTCATATTTTTATCATCATGAGAGTAATATATACCTTGGTCGTGAAGTGGGTTTTTATATAAATCTTTTATATCTTTTAATAATCTTTTTTTGGATTGCATATTCATTTCATTATTTTCTGGGGAAGTCATTATTAATAAAATACATTTAGTATTATTTAAATCATATTATTAAATGTTTAATATAAATAGTTATTGTTAGCATATTAGGTCTAATGTTTTAAAGTTATTGAAAATTGAATAGTAATAATACTAGAAAATTGACATAAAAAAATATAGTAATTATATAATAAATAAATGTCGAAAGCTTCATCTTTAGGACAATTTTTAAAAAATAATAAATGTGATAATAAATTAATAACTCATACAAGAATACCAGATACTAACCTAGGTATATATGGTGGTAAATATACTATAAATGATAAAGAAACATTCTATAAATTATATCATACAAGTGTATTTATAGAAAAGGAACACGAATATCTTACTGAATCACAATTAGATAGCGGTATGATAACATTGGATTTTGATTTTAAATATTCACCGGATACAGAAGAGAGACAACATACCGACGATCATGTAAATGATATAATAGAAATGTACTTGGAAAATATTCAAAAAATATTAAATATTGAACCAAATAAAAAATTTCATGTATGGGTTTTTCAAAAGGATAATGTTAATCAATTGGAAAATAAAACCAAAGATGGTATTCATATATTAATTGAATTAAGTATGGAACAACGAGGACAAATGTTGTTGCGTAAAAAAATATTAGAAGAATGTTCGAATGTTTTAGAGGATTTACCTTTAATTAATACATATGATGATATTTTAGATATAGGTGTATCGGCAGGTACTGTAAATTGGCAAGTATATGGTTCAAGAAAACCAGGACATGAAGCATATAAAATAACAAATACATTTAAAATATTTATTGATAAAGAAGGTGATGAAAATATTGAAGAAATTGATAATCAAGATAATTCAACACTCATCAAATTAACTTCTGTAAGAAGAACTGATTTATTAAAATTTGAGTATAATGAGGATATCAAAGACGAACTTGCAACTATTACTCAAAAAAAGAAAAAAAAGAGAAAAAAACACAAATTTAAAATAGGGAAAAAATCTTTAATTTCTTCAAATGAATATTATACAAATATTACCACGATAGAAGAACTTGATTCGAAAATTAAAGATTTACTTAATGATAATAAATTTGAAGATGATAAAGTATTTCGTGAAATACACGAATTTACAATGCTTTTAGACCAAAGATATTATGACCCTTATGATAAATGGTTGCGTGTTGGTTGGGCTTTAAGAAATACAGACCCAAGGTTATGGTGGACTTGGTTAAAATTTTCTAGTAAATCACCAAACTTCTCATTTGAGAATATTGAAGAATTTTATGATACTTGGGTTAACGGACAAGATATGGGGGACTCTGAATTAACAAAATATTCTATTATGTATTGGGCCAAAGAATGTGATTATACTGAATATGAAAAAATTAAAAAAAATTGCGTAGAATTTCTACTAAGAGATGTTTTCAAAGGAGAAACAGAATATGATATGGCAATTGTCTTAGAAAAATTATATGGAGATATTTATAAGTGTATTTCTATCACTAAGAAAATATGGTATCAATATAATAACGGAATATGGCTAATGACTGAATGTGGTAATACATTAAGAAGGAAGTTATCTAAAAATATACATGACATGTGTAAGGATTTACAAGAAAAAGCATTTCAAGAATTACAACATATTGGACCATCTGATGATGAAGAAGAATCCGACGAACATAATGATGGGAAAACAGTTAGAGCATATTGTAAAAAAATCGCAGGTATCGCGCTTAAATTAAAATCTACCTCTTGGAAAACGAATATCATGAAAGAAGCTGCTGATATATTCTATGATAAAGATTTTATTAATAAAATAGATAAAAATCCGGATTTACTATGTTTTAGTAATGGTATTATAGATTTCGCTAAGCAAGAATTTCGTAAAGGTCAACCTTGTGATTATGTATCAAAGTGTACTAATATCCCATATATCAAATTTGATAAAACAAATTCAGAACATGTTGAAATACAAATAGAAATTGAGGATTTCTTTCGGCAATTATTCCCTAATAAAAGCCTATATAAGTATATTTGGCAACATCTATCTTCTACTCTAAGTGGTAGAAATACTAATCAAACATTTAATATTTATACTGGTGAAGGACGCAATGGTAAATCTAAAATGGCTGAACTCATGCAATTAGTACTAGGTGATTACTGCGGACAAGTACCTATCACGCTTGTTACTGGTAATAGGACTACCATTGGTTCCCTTTCACCAGAAGTAGCACAAATGAAAGGCATTCGTTATGCTATTATGCAAGAACCATCTAAAGGTATGGCACTCAATGAAGGTGTTATGAAACAGCTTACTGGAGGTGATGATATACAAGGTAGAGCATTATATCAAGATACTATTACATTTAAACCACAATTTAGTTTAGTAGTATGTACTAATCATCTATTTGAAGTTAATAGTAGCGATCATGGTACCTGGAGAAGAATTAGAAAAGTTGATTTCGTATCTACATTTAATGAAAATCCTTCTAAAAAACCTGACGAATATGAATTTAAAGTAGATAAAGATATTGATAAAAAATTTGATAAATGGGCTCCTATTCTAGCATCTTTATTGGTTGAAAAACATTTCGAAACAGGGGGTGAAGTGGAAGATTGTCCTATTGTTATGGAATCTAGTAATGAATATCAACAAGAGAAAGATTTCTTCGGATTATTTATTAATGAGAAAATCTCTAAAATAGAAGGACACTCCTTTCATAGGTCCGCTGTTAAAAAAGAATTTGATGATTGGTATATTGATTTATACTCACAGAAACCACCTGCAGGAACAGAATTATATGCTTATTTGGACCATAAACTTGGGAAAAAGAAAAGTGATAAAAAATGGCACGGGTTTGCACTTTCAAGCTACTTAGATCAATATGATTCTAATTTTACACCTAATATTCTCTAGTGGAAAGATGTTGCACCATCTGTTGTTTTAAATTATCAATTTCAAATTCTTGTTTTTTCATTATACCTATCATTGTAGTAAATATAGGTATAATGTCATCATAAATCTTAATTTCTTGGGGAAGTTCTATATATGACTTTCCTAAACGATTACCGCGCATATGACACTTATCCTTTATTTCTTTAGTAACCTTACTTAAGTTATCTTTGAATTTCTCTAATGTAATTTTTTCGTCGTTCATCTTCATTTCACCAGTACTATCCCTCCATTCACGATATTTTGAATCCTCTTTTTGTTTTCTATCTACTAAATATTGTCTTTGTTTTTTTGCTTCATCGTCATCAATTAACCCTTGAGTTACGTCCTTACTAAATTTTTGACAAGCCTTTTGATAATCAGTAGTTTCTTGCTCTCTTAAAAGAGGGAAATTATCTCTCATAATTTTAC